GTCAACAAGTGTAATGCAGACCATTAGAAACCATTCAAACCTAAGTAGAAACTCTAGTTACAGAAACAGAAGATAATGGATAATACGCTTAACACATTTGCAAAAGGAATGATAAAAGATGTAGCAGAAACGCTACGTCCTGAAGATTCATACGAGGATGCGCAAGACATGAAACTCAATGCGGGTAACAGTGCATCTGAGTATATCATATCTAATGTAAAAGGTAATAAGCTATCCTTTACTGTTCCTGATACACCAGTTTTATTTACAATTAATAAAAATGATATTTCTTTACCTGCAAATTGGTCTGAAACAATAGTTATAACAAGTTCTTTAGGGACTTTTACAGGAAGTGCGTTTACAGGAACAGCAGCAGAGTTAGATGATTATCTTGATAAAATTCAAGAGTCAATTCTTGAAGACCCAATATTTGCACCGTTAAATCTTAACGCTGCAAGAAGCAGTAGTAGAATACGCATATGGTCTGATGATATTACCATAACAAATATTCAATTTACATACTCAAGTGTAAATGTACAGCAAGTTCAGTCTGACCAACAGATAATAGGTTGGGATGTGTCAAATGATGTAATTGTACTATTTACAACTAACGATTCAAGTTCTACGGGAGGTGTAGGATCTTTATGGAAGCTTACTTATGACAAAGTAACTTTTGATACTCAGATTGAAATTTTATATTCTGATGATATAAACTTTACTACACTTCAACCAATTGCAAACCCTGGAGGTGTAGAAATGGTTTATGAAAGACCTTCTATACATAGGATATATTGGACTGATAGGATGAACAATCTTAGAAGTTTAAATATAGCAGACCCGAATCTTATGGCTCTTGATCCTGATGCTATAAATGTTGAAGCAAATGTTATTTTAGAAAAACCACATCTTCAACAGATTTTATCAGGTGGAGGTCAATTGATCGGAGGGCATTATCAATTTTCATATTATCTTCAAGAACAATCAGGTGCTATTACATCTTATGCACCATTATCTAATAGTATTTATATAACAGATCATGTTCCTAATGGAAGTACTGATTATCAATTTTATATGGGTGTTCCTGTTGATACACAGACAGGGGTTTCAATAGAAGTAGAAATAAATAATGTAAATACAAATTTTTCTATTTTAAATCTAATAGTAGTAAAAAAACTTGCTGAAAATGCACCTCCTATTATTGAATTGATTCAATCTCCTATAGCTATAGGACCTACAGTAAGATATACTTATGATGGAAACGAAGAGGCTGCTTCAATAACAGAAATTGATTTTACAGCATTTAGAAACACATTTGATATATGCCACACTATCGCTCAAAAGGATAATATTTTATTTGCAGCAAACACAGTAGGAGATCTTTTTGATGTAGATTTTGATACAAGAGCTTACAGGTTTAATGCAACACAAGAGCATGATCTTAGACAAGATGATGGCACATCTATATCAATAACATCTCAAGAATTATTACAACCGTTTGAACTTGATAATACTTCTGATGCAATTAATAACGATCAGTATTTTTATAAATATCAATATACTCCTGATGCAAATGGTAACCCTGTAATAGGAGGAGAAGGTCCTCATATCAGTTATAGATTTACAAATCGTGTGACGCATAGTGATGATAGAAGTGTAAATGATGTAGATGCATATCCTTTTAGGCTTCCTTATTCTATAGGTGCATCTGCAGAATCTTTAGGTACAGGTATTGATTATCAAAGAGATTTTTTTAAAGATCATAAATCTCCTTATACTAATCATATATTCAGAGGGTATCGCAGAGGTGAAAAATATCGTTTTGCATGGGTTCCTGTAAAAAATGGAATTGAAGGTTATGCTCGTTGGATTGCTGATATTCAAATGCCTGAAATATATGAAGATATTTTTACATCAAATGATCCTAATCAAGAAACTTTTATAACGGGAGATACAGATGATACATATCAGTTAGGTGTTGAATTTACAGTAAACATTCCTTCTGATATAGCTAATAAAATAGACTCATATAAAATAAAAAGAGTAAAACTTGAAGCTAATAATAGAACAATTTTAGGTCAAGGTATTATTCAAAATACTATAAAAAAAGGTGATAAATATCATCCTATACTTGGAGACTCTACATTAGGTTTTGTTAATGATGCTGGATCGGCATCTGCTCGTCCTGATTCACTAGAATTTCCTGGACCTATAAATAATTTTACATTAAACATACCTCTTCAAGAAGAATTTCAAAATGGTCCCGAAGCTTTAGATACAGATTTTTCAAATAATGCAATTCCGCATTTAAATAACGATAAAACTCATCCAGTAGTTATTTTTCATTCTCCTGAATTTTTATTCGGTAAAACTCTTGATTTTAGAACTGGAGATAAAATAAAATGCATTGCAGGTTTAAAACAACCTAATGGAGGAAGAGGTAATGAGGGGAGTTTTAACTATGATAGAAGAAATGTTTTTTGGAAAATAAATAATCTTGTTCCTTTACCTGGATCTTTGCAAAATAGAGAATATGAAGTAAAAGATGGATTGACAGTTTTAAAATGGAGTGCGAACCAAAATACTTTTTTTTTAAATAACACTTATGAAATTAAAAATAGAACAAGAAGAATAAAATCAACAAGTAGAAATAATGATTTTGACAATAAAAAGTCAGATGGTTCAACTACTAATTATTTACTTCTTAATGAAGGTCTTCCTCTTATAAAAAATAGATATAACACATCAATAACTAATAATACAGCTTTTACTAATACAGGATGGTTGCCAGGAGATGAGGTAGTAGAATATGTATACGATGTAGATGCGAATGAAATAGAACGCATGATAGGTAGTAATACTCAGGGTCTTAATAGTAGCGGAAATGAAGAGGATATAGAATTTAGAAATAAAATAAGATATGCTGAAAGACCTGATAAAATTCTTGTTAATTATGTACGTGAAATAACTAATCAATACGGAGGAGCAAGCTATTCTGCAAGAGCAAATAATATTTATATAAGTACAGGTACTGAAGTTTCTTTAGCTGACGGCAATCTTAATAAAACATTTAAAGTTTATGGTGGAGACACATTTGTAAATGTTTTTGATACTGCTAAAATGACAAAGAACTATGACAACGGTGATGATGGTTATATAAAAGCACTTGTAGGTCTTTGGTTTCCAGTAGAGTCTTTTATCAATCTTGATATGAGGCATGGAAAAACACTTCAAAATATTCAAAACCCATCAGGATTTCTTTATGGTACAGCAGACGGTATACCAAATGCTGAAGAGTTTCCTTTTGATCTTAACGGAGAAGATTTTGGCGATAACTATAATTATGTTTATTCAGAAGAAATGGATCTTCAAAGGTCTTTTCCTTTACCGTTAACTTTATTAGATGTTGATTTAGTATTTCCTACAAGAATTTGGGCATCTAATGCTAAAGTGTATGGAGAAACTATTGACAGTTGGAGAATATTTGATTCTGAAAAATATCTTGATATACAGGGTAACTTTGGTGAGATACGACAACTTGTTACAAATAACAATACATTGTATGCGTGGCAAGAGCAAGGTTTCGGTGTAGTATCAGTAAATGAAAGATCTATAACTACAGATAATTCTGGTTCAGGTGTTATACTTGGTAAATCAGGAGTACTTCCAAGATTTGACTACATTTCTGAATCTGTAGGTAGTTGGCACCAATTCAGTTTTGCTACATCGCCTTCAGGTGTTCTTTTCTTTGATAAAAAAGATGGAGGTCTTTACATGTTTACACAACAAGGATTACGTGATGTTTCAGCAGGTAAGATCAACTCTTGGTTACATGAGAATACAAGAGGTATTATACTTAACTATGATGGTCCTATAGGTTCAAATCCTTTATTGGGATATGCAGGAATGTCTTCTACATATGATTATATAAACAAGGAGTTTCTTATTACATTCTTTGACAGAGATCCTTATGCAAGTTCTGGTAGTCTTAACCTTATAGGAGACTCATTTACACTTGCATATAGCGATACATCTGATGTATTTTCGTCATTTAGATCGTTTAAACCTATTATGTACATCAATGACAACAAGAATATATTTACTCCAAAACCTTTCAGTATACCTTCAGAGGTATATATACATGAAGAAGGTGAGAGAGGTGTATTCTATGATAACCCACCAACAACATCATCTATTACAACAGTAATAAACAAAGAACCGTTTATCACTAAGATATTCGATAATATCAGATGGTTGAGTGAAGTATTCTTACCTAATGGTACAGAAGTATCAGATGAAACATTCTCATCAATAGAAACATTCAATACGTATCAGACAACAGGTGTACGTACACAATTTAGAAGATTGATGCGAGAGTGGAAGCATGCTATTCAGTATCAGTTCGGTACAAAGAACAGAATCAGAAGTCACTACGTAAGACAAAAGTTCGAGTTCTTAAATAACAACGACAAAGAGTTCAGGCTACATTATATAATGAATCTTTTTAGAAAGATTATGAAATAATATTATAAAAATGTACTTGACAAATGAAACGCAATAAATTATATTTGTAAAATGGAGTTAAAAGCCTTTAAAGGAATGCCCCATGAGTTCGGTGGAATCGATTATACTGAAGATTCCGAAGTA